CGGAGTTATCGAACAAGCAACCAGTTCCACACAGTGAAGCATTCTCAGTTTTAAGCTGGGCGATCAGTTCAGGGTCGATTGTTTTATTAAGCGCGGCGTCGACTGTCACATTCGGAGCTGTACCTATTAGCGTTTCAGGGCTAATATTACATTGTCTGGCTATTGACGGATATAGACTCTTTACGTCGAACGAGGCTACCCATTCATAGAGACCTGGGGTCGGCATCTTTACGTGAGCGCCTTCAATCTTATCTTCCTGTTCTCCAATCTCTGATTGCGGTACGACAATACCTTGCCGCAGCAGGAAGCTATGAATAAACGAATCCCAGGAACGAATCGTTCCAAATACGTCGATGTAGTTTACACCCATATAATACGCAAGACTTAGCTGCACATCAAACAGTTTGAGTTTTTCTTCGATCTGTGTTATACGTTCAACGTCAATGATGTTATATTTGTAATATAGAGGTCGGTTGAGAATATACAGAGCACGGAGACTACCATATTCTGAGTAGTCTAACTTACCTACTCCGAGTTGGATCTCTGAGATATAGTCAAGTGCATATGATTCTTCAGTCGCGCTTTCGAACTTTTTGTATGTATCCATATAGTCGATCGATGAAATACCGACCCATGTAATCTGTTCGAAATCTTGGCCGAACTTATCGTGTATCATTCTACGCTCGATGATACCCCAGGGGGATAGTTCTTTCGCGCGGTCTTCGCCTAGTATTCGAACGATGCGGTTTGTAATATATGGAATATCGTAGCCGGATGAGTTCCACCCAGTGACGATCGCAGGATCAATTTTACGAATAATATCAATGATTTTACTCAGTAACTCAACCTCATGCATACACTTTATGAACGTAGTGTTTGAATCTTCTGGAGTATAGTCGTATAGTCCGAGTACTATGTTCTTACCATCGATTCGGAATGTTACGGAGTTGATCTCTTTTGTTGCATCTGCAACTGGAGAGTATTCAATATCAGTGATATAACTTGACTGCATCACAGTAGTCCATCGCTCATACTTTACATCGAACACTTCATAGTCGATATATTTGTAGAGTTGTTCGACAGTAGTATCAGTCTCAAAACTATCAGGTGTTTTACGAACACGAATTTCGAAGTCGTCTTCATACTTACCAGTATCAGTCTCAATATCGAGATATAGAATACGAATCTGATCACGATTATATGCAATAGTTCCAGATGTACCATACTTATCAAAGATATACGGATAAATCCATTGCGTCATTCCAAATAGGTTGTAGTTAGATACATCCTTATATTTGTTGATATAATCACGCGCGGCTCCTACAGTACGAAAATCAACTCGTTCTACTGGAGCGCCAAAGATAGTTTTATAGTGTGATGTTGGGTCAGTACTCTGAACAAAAAGGTAGGGTTGATACGGAATAGATGTTTGTATTCGTTTTCCGTTATCGAACCCTTTGAGGAGTATCCTACCTTTGTTAAATGAGACGTTGGTATAAAAAGTGTCGGTCATAGTCTCTCTTGTATTACGTTATCTTAATATTATAACTGCTTTCTTATATTTTGCAAGTCGATCAGCGAGTCCGTTTTTACCGCCGTTGATCTTCTTAGTCATGAGCGTGATACCGTCAAGCCCTTGGTCAGCAATAGGGGTAAGTCCGTTGTCTTCCCAGAACCATACTGCTCCGTGAATTGCACCTTTTGGTGTTTGTAGATATGCAATTGCAGACTCTACAGTAACACCTATTGCATTAGCAAATCTTGTTTGATTAGATTTACCAGTAAGTTGAATCGCTCCGAACCCGCGATGTTTCCATCCGTCTCCAGACGCTTCATTCCCGTTACCCATACGATTCGCGTATACTCTAGAAGCAATCGCTCGCGGCTTTCTAGCGTACAATGTAGCTAACTCTACAGTTGGAAAATACTTTTTGAATGTACGACGTAGACCATCAGCTGAATAGTTAAGGTTTTCTCGTAGTAGTGCAAATCCACCAGACTCGTGGCCAACCTGAGACAGAAAATGCGCAAGTCGATCCTTACTAGTAATATTATACTCTGTACAATAAGTATTAATAGGGTCGACGAAGGCAGTTAGTGTAGTTAGAGGGGTGCTTGGAAAGATCTCCTTCATTTGATCTGCCGTTACCAGCTTTAGTACAGTCTTAGCAACTACTGGAGGCGATTTAGGTACCTCTGGGGCTGGAGCTGCTGGTATTGCGGGTGGCGCAACTATTGTACCCTTAGGTATTACTCGTGGCGGCGAGGTGTTCAGCGATGAAGGTGGTAGATACGGTACGGGTGTAGCGGGTGTCTTCGGAAGAACTGGCTTCCATAGCTTCTTGAAAATTGAGAGCATAATTAGGCTCCTTTGTATAATTTGTGAATTGAAATGTCATTTGTGCATCCTATTATTTAGTACCAATCCGATACTTTTGAATTAATTCCCAATTTCTTTTTTCCGAAAATGGGATCACTTTTACCTTATTCATATCAGCTTGATCTTCAGTCGCGGTCTTATCTACTACAGTAAGTAGCTTCCACTGCTCTAATAAGTTAGCTATACGATTTCGGCGTTGCTTATCCTCGAGAGAATAATTAGTTTGATTACCATCTAATGCGAGCATTTCTTTAAAGTGCACGAGGTAATATTTGTTTCGTTTGTGTAGAAGGTGACAGGTTTGATACAGCTTCTTTCCTGTACTCGCGCTAACTCCAATACGTTGTAATGTCTCAATTATTTTAAGAAAGTCATCAGGGGCAAACAATTTCACCTCGACAAACGTATCTACTAGCTCTATCATAACATACTCCTACAATGATTTACTCTACTATTTATAGTTATTGTAAATCAATTCATTATATAAAAAATTAGCGACCCCCTGGTGCGAGAAATTGTTCAATCGCATCAATGTCAGCTTGTGTAAGTAATACAGACATTTCTTCTGCATCACGCTCATTGCATGAATAGTACTGCTGAATCTGCTTTACTCTCGATGAGTCTGGCTTTTTAACCCACTTCGCAAATCGCTTTCGGGCCTTAAGCGACCTTCTAAAGTAATCGAATTGCAGCTTTTTGTCAATATCATAATACAGATTCATATCATTTGCTTGCACTAAAGCATCTACATGATATGAAAGCGCCTTGTTGACAATAAAGGGGATGTATTCTTTTTCAAGCTCAGGATCAGAAAGTAAATCTTGCTTACTGTATGAAACGGCATCTACGAACGTAAAGGGATTAACTTTAGTTGTCATCTGAATACGGATACTGCCATTATCTCCGCAATAGCGGCGGCTCTATTAATTTCTATATCAGCTACTTGCGGTTCCTTAAACTGATATTCAGCTAGTACCAATATAAGTGCTGGTATAGAATTATCTGTTAGTAGAGGACTAAAGCTGTCATACAGATGACGATAAAAAACAGAACTATCCACATCAATATAAGACGCAACCCATTTGCGAGCATTTGTAAAATCCTTTAACTTGATGAACTTGAATAGCTCATCCCAATCTGCAGATACATTATCTGCGAGGGCTCCAGTGTCGACTGACCCGGTTTTGGCCGCCTTTTGTAGTGCGTTGACAAGTGCTCTCCAATTCGCAAAGTGTTTTAACACTAGCGCACCAACAACAGCACTTTCATATTTGATATCTTCGTTTTCCAACATTGCGATAGAGCGTTTAAGCATCTCACCAGCAATGCGAGTTTTTTCACTCTTTGGAATGTGCATCTCATATACGATGCATCGGCCTCGAACCTCTACGGGTATTTTATTTTTGTGATTTGCTGTCAGTATGAATGTACAGTTATTAGAAAACTGTTCGAACATAACACGTACTGCTTCGTATGCCTTCCGGCTCATCCCATCAGCTTCTTCAAATAGTACATACTTGTGTGTTACATCATCAAGTAGAGATACAGTCGAGGCATATTGCATTACAGTTGTTCGCAGAGTATCAATGTCACCATACATAGAACTGTTCAAGATCATATAATCAGCTTTGATCTCTTTTAGAAGCGCCTGTGCAATAGTCGACTTACCTACTCCGGTTTGCCCCACGAAGAGCATATGAGGAATAAATCCCTCCGATACATATTTAAGCATTTCCGACTTCATACCCGCAGGTAGAATAGTATCTTCAATCGTTTGTGGTCTATACTTCTGGTACCAAATCTTATCGTCTATTAAATTATCAAACTTCATTATTTACCTTTACTTCACTCATACACTATTATAGTATACTTTTAACGTTATGCAAACCCTAATAGTGCAGTAGTCTTAACAGGTGCAAGGAACGCTTTTCCTTTATATATAACGAACTTCATGTTTTCCTTAGCCATTTCCTCACCCATCTGTTCTTGGAAGGCATTAATCATATCAATAGGTACAGGTATTTGAACAATACCCATTTGCATTTCGCCCGTCATTGGGTTTTGTGACACTTGTAGAGAACAGAAGTTAGCTAGATTGTGTATTTCCATCTGTTCTGCTGTAAAGACAGGAATCTCTTGTTCATCGTCATTGGCGGCTTCAGGGGTTTCAATACCATTATTGAACGCTTCATTAATGACAGACTCTACAGTGTTAACTAGTTGGGTATCGCTCATTTAGCATTTCCTTTGCTACAGTTGAAAGTGTTTTACCGTCATATTGTCCTGCATATTCAGCTTTGAAAAAGGCCATGACACCGCCCAAAGTCGTGGCTGTATTCCCCGCGACAAACGCTCTTGTGAGAGCCTCGACTTTCTCTATATCTAGCTGCGGTGGAAGATACGCATACAGAATCTCAATTTCGTTCGCCGCTGTTTGAACCTTATGCATCATGTTGATTTGTGCGGATGCTAAGGCAGCCTGAGTCGTAGCTTCAGCATTCTTAATAAACTTCTTGATAACTGTAATAGTCTCATCATTCGTAGCGTCGCGGTTACCGGCATCCTTACCGATTGTCTGCGCCTCACCAAGAAGTGTTGAAAGTAGATTTGTTTTCAGAGTTTCTTTAGCATATCTTGCAGCAAGATAGTCAGCTTGTATTTGTTTAATCAATGACATTATATTTTCCTAATATGGTTTATTATCAACACCTTCGTACCACTCTAGGTGGTCAGCGGCTTCTTCTAAGAGATCAGCAATTCTATCTGATTTACCTTCTTCGACGCTTTTACGTCCCGGGATTTGTCTCCGTATTTCTGCGCGTTTACGCAGACGCTCTATAAGATCACTCATGGGCGTAAGTAGGGGTTGAATCTACGGTCGTTGAAAATGTTCAGCGGTTGTCCATCTTCTTCAAAATTAAAATAGATTGAATTGAACCCACCTAGGTGTTCATTTAAAGATACATGAGTGGAAGATTGTCCCATATCAATACTTTTGACAGTAAATCTATCACCTACTTTAAAACCAAGGGTTTGGATTGTTTCTAGATCAGAGTCGTATCCCCCCTCAATCTGACCAACAATAGCGTAAACAGTCATAATATACTCCTTTAAATTGGCTAGGGTGGGGAATTCCGAGATCCCGCACAGGGTTTTGGAGACCCCTGCTCTGCCACTGAGCTACACCCCATAAACTTGGTGGATATCTCGAGAGTCAAACTCGACTTGACGTAACCAAAGGCCACATACCTCTCCCGAGGAGATACCCGAAATAATGGCGGAAAGTGGAGGAGTTGAACCCCGCAGGCTACTAACCTGCCCCAGGATTTCAAATCCTGTTTAACGCCGCTGTCGGCACAATCCATATTAAAAAAGCTATAATAGCGATTTAAATCTATTATAGCTTCTTTTATCCTGTAAATCAAATGTTTTTGATAA